ATACGAGATTCCTCTACGTCTCGTGGGCTCGGAGATGTGTATAAGAGACAGATTAAACGCTGACTTCTCTACCTGTTACAGTGAAGTATATTGAGTTGATAGTAGATGATTCCACCCTTAACTCGCCTCCTAGCGGTATCACCTGATTGACGATCCCCACACCTAAATTAATCCTACCCCAAACAACAACAGTAAAGGGGATTATAGGTACCTCCACCCCGCCAGCAGAAACTATATAAGCCTTAAAGCTTGCGTTAACTCCAGAGTTGTTTGCTGCCGTAAATGACTCGATAACTATAGCGCTTTCGCTTGCTAATACCGCAGTCTGCACGGTATCAGCTATCGTATTACTGTAATTGTCGGCTATCTGTAAAGTTGACATTATCCTGTTGCCTCCAAACTAGTAACTGTGGCAATAATATTTGACGTACTTGTTAGGTTTGAAAATATAACCCTAAAATTATCGCCTGTTGATGCTGATACTAACCCGCCGATAGGGACGGTAGTTGGTGTTGGGTTTTGAGTTTGCGCTCTTGTCTTTTCTAGTCCTGAGTCTGTTATTGTTCCATCCCAGTTTTTAGCTATTCTGCACTCTATTATGTCAGAGCCACCACCTGATTTATCCACTGTGGCCCGTCCTTCGATGGCGATATCAATATCTCTTTCGCCTATGTATTCCAAATATCCCGCTGAGTTTATTATAAATCTATCAGCAATATCACCGACCCAAGTTGCAACGGCTGGTGTTCCTATCTCATACCAATCACCAGAGCCACCGACCGTTATCGTTTCCGATCCACCTGACAGGTACAAGTCTCCAGCATTTTGTGTGTCACCTATTCCTGAGTTACTACTGAAATTCCATCTAATGTCATTCTTAGCTATTCCAGATACGGCAACCATACCTCCGCCATTAAGCGTGGAAAGATTCACTACCGCTAGCCTATTCGCGTTTATATTTCCGCTATTGGTTAAGCCCTTTATTGCTACAGATCCTACAGGGGCTTCAGGTTCAAAGTTATTTATCTCGAGATTATCAATGCTTGCAGTCCCAAGGTCTACAGCCACATGAGATGAACTAGTGGAAACTTGCAATAGTCTAATTATAGAAAATGTGTTTATAGAGCCTGATAATGAAAACCCCTGCCCTGTAACGCCAAAAAATCCAGCGTTTGTCACACCTACGCTTACGCCATTAAATGCCCCTATGTTGACACAAGATGAACACAAGCTGTTAAATAAATTAAATATATTTAAAGTGCCCGAGCAACCAAAAATAGTACCATTAGCACAAGAGAATCCTAAATTGTTAATTTGCCAATTAGCGCTGGCACTGTTAAACATTACGCCTGTACCAGTGTAAATCAATGATAACGCATACGGCCCTATGGATGATATTTCCGCGCCATCAAGAACTACGAATGATTTAGCAGTAGAAAATTGATTGCCAATAAAAAAACGAGTATTAGCATCTAGTGTTATTGTTGTTGCGTCTTGAGTTGGGAAGTTAGCCTCTTCATTTATAACAATTACATTTTGAGGTTGCGCTGATAAGTTAGCGTATAACTCTGTAAAGTTACTATTGATCTTTGTTGCACCAGCAAAAAGGGTGTCACCAGCTTTTGCGTTTGCTGCCCCTATGACTATTGGTTGATATGCCATTATACAGTTACCTTATCAAATGTTAATTCTGTACCATCGAATGTAAACCCTTCCGTGTCCATCGTGAACTCAGGCAAGCCGTCTATTTGTTGTTGTAAAAACTGAACCTGTGAACTTAAGTTAGGATAATGAGAGTCCTCGAGGTTGGTTATATCAACCTCGTTTTTCGTAACCCTTATATCAAGTAAATCAATTTCATCGGTTGTGTAAGTGAAATCCTGTTGTATAGCCTGATAATCTTCAAGCATTAATTCAGGCCAGCCAGTTAACTCTTCTAAGTGAGAGTAGCTAAGAAATACCCGTCTTGTTGATGCGCTTCTAGGTTCAGCCATTAGCTTGCATCCACATCAAAACGACAAAACGCCATTCTTGAGCGTGAAGCAGTTCTTATTTTAAACGCTGTCTCATCTCTTACATAGCCGTGATTACGAGAGATGAAGTTTTTATTGTAATCAAAACTAACTCCGTATTGTTCGATATGCTCTTTACTGTGCACCCTCATATCATCAGTACGAGATACAAAGACAGTCGCGTCATTATCTGGTGAGATGCCAGGTATAGTTTTAAACTTAATCTCGTTTATTGATAACGTTTCCATAGGGATTATTGGTGTAAACAACAACCCTTCAACTATTTCACCGTAATGTGTGCAAACAGAATCATCTAAAAATCCTATCTTACTATCTAGCTTATCGCCTATAACCCATTGACTAAAGCGAGGATCGAACGTCATATCCTTGCCGCGATAAGTTTTGTCACCGTAAACATCTGTTTTAATGATTGACCATGCAGCGCCAACACCGTAACTATTAGCGACCGTATCGTTATAAACCAGTGTTTTATTAGGTAAGTGGGCCATCATCCAAGTGGTCGAGTCTTTAGTAAAAACCTCGACAACTGTTTTTGATAGCTCGTCACTAGTGTATTCAGTCAATACTTTTTCAATCTCTCTGCTTGTTATCGTCTGCGTAGAGCCTGAGCGAATCACGTTGAATTGATATTGAGTGTTAGACCTTCTTACTAGTGCGTACCATTTATCATTGAATTCCGCTTTACAGTGAGTTCCAGCTATACCGGCTTTAACTGCTTTTTGCTGAATGCGCTTATAGGAAAAGTTATCTTGTCCGATGTTAACGAAATATTCAGTAGTTAATGCACCGAATGATATAAGCTCGTTATCGTCATTTAGTCCAACGCCCCAAATTTTGTCAGGTTGAAAATCTGAGCCTGAAAAGTCTAACGGTTCGTATTCTGCCTCATCTAATAAGCTTGATTGAAATAGAAATTCGCCATCAGTTAGCACAAATCTAAAATCAGCCCATACAATGTCGATAGGAGAACCGACCGCTGAGTCTGTTATCTGTCTAAAGCCGTCAGTAGGGTTGTAATAATAAAGTTTGCCGCTTGCTACGATAGCGAGGTTATTTAGAGAGTAAGTCATTGATGCTTGGTCTGAGCCAGTGATTACACCTAAAACAGTTACACTTTGATCGTCTTCTATCTTTATCAGTGATGTGCCGCTGACTCTGTATTGACCGCTAAACCCTGTTCTTTCAACCCATATAGAGCCACGGCTAATACCTTGACCTGTTGCAAAATCAGATAACCCATAATAATTAAGCATGTAACCTTGTTCACCGTAAATATCACGCAATACAGTATAGTAATTTACAGGTAAAGCATCCCTAAAATCAGTGTTATCGTCTACTTTATCGCCTTTAATAAAAGGAATACTTGGCATTATTGATCCTTACGGGTAATAGTTTTTATTACAGTCAGTGACATTATAAATAATCTTTTCACTTACTACATCACCATTTGAATTAGTTGCTTTTGCACACAAGGTGAATTGACCAACTCGGGAAAACCCAACTGTAACAACCGATGTTTCATCAACAATAGCTTCATTAGTTAATGTTACCCCTGAATCAGCTTCGTATGTAACAGATGTTAGGGTAAATAAACCAGCAAGCCAAGCAGTCCAATCAATCGGTAACTGAAATACATCAGACGTATTTTTATAGATAGCGCCATCATCACTAATAGGTTCAGGGTAAAATTTATCGCTGCGATAATCCCACTCGTTACCAGAACCAATCGGTAAGGTACCAGGGTTTTGAACTGGATTAACATTAACAAGTAGCTGCTCTAGTGATCTCATTCCTTTTTCAGCGTTACTATATAAAGTAGGAGGTACTTGTTTGCCGAAATAATCAACTAACTCTATCGCTAATAGCTTTTTAAATGGGCCAACAGTCTGAACATTTAATCCTGAGTAATCGTCAGGGTCGCTTTGTCCATACTCTAAAGGCTGAACCCATCCAACATCCAAGCCAGTAGAAAGTAACTCGCCAGCGTAATCGTCAGCAACTTGTAAGGCTGCCTCAATTTCTTCAGGTATGGCTTTAGATGTTAATCCGCTAATCCTGATTAGTTTATACGTGCCGTTAACAACATCTATTTTTTTAGGCATTTGCTTTGGCCTTGGTTCTTGTTTTAGGTTTTACTTTTTCTTTTAATTTAGAGTCATGATCAACAAATCCTAAAGCTTCAAAGTCTGCTTTGTTTGAATCGTCAATTACGCATTGAATAACTTTATCTTGTGAGTTTTTAATTAACATTGTGATGTGCATTTTAATTTACCTACTGTTAATGATTCGTTTAATTATACCACCACTAGTAAACTTTTTAAACGACATAAAAAAAGGAGCAATTAAGCTCCTTTTTATTATTGAATTAACTCCTTAGATTAAGAAGTTCCTTCTAACTGCATACCCCAACTCGGGTTGAACGTTGCGAACGTTGGCAAGATATCAAAACGATAACGGTTTTTGTTGCCTAGGCCATCACTAAAGCGATGAACTCGAATACTAACACCTTTATGATTAATGATATTTGAATCAATTGAATGCAACTTAGGCAATACAACTGAACCCATACCAACGAAACCTTCGCAGTAAGCAAGTGCCGGACGCTTATCCACCGAAGCAGCGCCATCAATTACCGTTACAGTATCACCTGATGCTAATGCAACATCAACAGTGTTGAATGCTCCGCCAGCTTCTTGGATTGCTGCACCACTAACCAACACAGTAGCATTACCAGAACCATCAGCAGTAACGTCAGCCAATACAGTTACAGTGAATGGGATAGCAACACCTGACTTACGAACAACTTTACCATTGCGCATATTCAATAAAGAAGATGCAGGGAATGATAACTGCTGGCCAGCTTTAAGTGTACCAGTAGTAGCTGTTAAACCTGTTAACGATAAAGACATTTGATAAGTATCTTTATAAGCTGCGTAAGTTGCTGCTGGAGTAGCGGCTAATGTAATGCCAGTACCAGGAGCGCCAGAAGCGTATTCATCAAGGTTGTTAGTAGTCATAACCTGATTCAAGCCAGCGAAACCAGTTTTAATAACTGCTTCATTCCATGCTTGGTTTACTTCAGGGTTAACGCCTAGTTGAGTTTGCAAGTCAGCAAGAACCGTTTCATCGAAAGAGTTGATAGCTGCATACTTCTTACCAGCAGGAGCACCAATTTCTTTAAATAATGCACCAGCGTTAGCGATATCAGACCACTTAGTGATTGCTGTACCAGCCGTACCACTGTGCAATTGTGCTGCGCGAGTCATGTACTGAGCTAGTTCACTTTCACAAGTAATAACCATATCTTCAGCAATAGGCATTAGTAACGCATCAAGCTGGTCTGTTTCTAAAGCTTCTTCGACCTGGGTGTTTTCAACGTAAACAGTAATGTAACCGTTATCTGAAACCTTACCGAATACTGAGCCAACCTGTACAGAGTTAGCTGTAACTGATGTCAAATCACCATCTGCTGAACGTGTAGGCTTATATTGAGTAGGTCGCTTCATCTTAACAGGTGTAGCGCCTGCGCCAGTTGATGCGTCTAAATCATTTACTAACTGTTTTGATACAGTGTTCAATAATACTGTAGAGGATTCAAACCCCTTAATGAAACTTTTTAATAGTTTCTCGTTTGTGTTGCTTTGGTAATTATTAGCCATTTTCTTAAATCCTTAAAATTAAATTATAACTGCACCAGGGTATCGTTTGTCGAAGTCATCAACCGCGACATACCCACCACCTTTCACTTCTGGAATAGGGTCGGGTGCGCCAGATACTCTTGGAGTTTGCGACAATGCTTTCGGCTTAATCTCATTGGCAATGCGAATACCAGCAGACACGGGATCTAGTGATAAAATTTCGTGCATCTCGGCAGGGTTATCACTAAGATACTCCACCACTTTAGCTCCGTTTACGTCATTCAATAAGAATGAACCTAATTCGTTACTAAGGCCATTTTGTTTAAGCGTTTGCTCGGCAATAAGTAGTTTATCAAGATTAACTCCATCGCGTGTAGCGTTTGAAGCGTAACTATCTACACTAACTTGATGCTTTGCATTTTGGGCTTGTTGTGCGCTCTCCTGTTGTTGCTGTTCATATTGAGACTTTGCCGCACCTTGAGCAGTCTGCGTATAATACGCTTGACTATCAACATGGTACTTACGCATAGCTTCTTCATCGTAAATATCTTCAGGCAATACAGGCACGTTAGTATTTTGTGCTGGTTCGGACGCAGGAGCGTTATTGGCATATTGAGCTTTTAGTTTTGCTAGCTCTTGTTCTGCCTCGTTTGCTCTACGTTCCTCTTTATATCGTTTTGCCGTCAAGTCATTAATACGACCTTGAACACCATTTGATTTTGATTCGTGTGTTTCTTCACTAGCTGGTGATGATTCAGCACTAACATCTGGAGTTGTTATTTCTTCAGTAATTGGTTTATCACTAACCACAGCAGGCATAACAATACCTTCGTTATTTTCATCTGACATTTTAAGCACCCTTTGGCGAATTTTAAGCTTTGACTTTAGGTGTCAAGGAAACCTTTTGGTCATTATAACCAATTATTAATCAAAATGACAACTTGGTTAATTACTGTAAGCTTTCTACGAATAAACCTTCATCAGTTATGTTAGTTATAATCATTTCAGCTTCCTTGCCGCCATCAATGCAGATGCTTATTTTAGAATAAACCTCATACATATCCTGTTCAGTTACCCAGACAGCTTCACCAGGTAACTT